CGAGTTATTGCGGTTATCTCTTTTACATCAACGGTTTTTTCGTTTACGACAAAATCAAAGATTGGATTGCATTCACGGTAATCCTCATTCATATCCACGGCGTCTGGTACGAGTTGTTTGAATTTCATTTCCCCCGTCGTCCCGGAGGTACTGCGTGTAATATATCGACTTTCTCGGTATTCGTGCCAGCGCGGAGAGTATCCCAATTTTTCAACCGTTTTAGCAACAACCCAGACGGTTAAGCCAAGATCCTCACACATATACTGCAAATTTCCATTAAAGCGAAAATACGCATCCATAACACGATATTCGGTGCTTTCTGTTTGTTTGATAAATGAGTGTTTTTTGAGGCACAGATACACAACGCCAGCCGTAATTTTGGGTTTTAGCGCGAGTTGATGGAAAGGGAACTCATTGATTGACTTGTAGTCTTTGTAGTGTATTTTTGCCCAATCAAGAATAATGCGCTCACGACGGTCATTTTCTGAGAATCCTCCGATATTGCTTTCGGTTTTATCTGGTTCGGATTCTTGCTTTGCTGGTTTCGGCGCATTCTGTTGTTTCTCGTGATAGTTATTTAAGCTATCGCGCATTTTTTCAAGTCGTCTGCTGGATTGCTTAACCTCTTGTGTAAGTACACTTGCTATAACGTGTTCTGTTTTTGTTTCCGTATTATGATTAACCTGCATTTTTTACCCCCATCCCCAAGCGTCGCAAAGGTTCCGCTTGCAATAAGCGATCGACTTTATTTGAGCCGTATTCCATCCTTAATTCTTCCGCTCTCAACGATATTTCCGCACCTCTTAAAATGGTATCGCTAATCTTTGTAATGGCTTGCGCCTTTTGGACTTCTTTTTCCACATCCTCCGCTTTTAAAGCGGGATCATTAAGACGCTCAAGCGCGTCAAAAAGATAATCGGATAAGTTTTTTTGACTCATTTTGCACCTACTTTGCTACACACTGCGTAATATTTTGCTGTGTCAAATAGCACAGATACTCAACGCTTGGGAAAAGCGCAAAAGCTATAAATAAAAAACAACCAACAAAAACTAGTGCGATCGCAATTTTTTTATCTCTAATTTCGGCGGCAAACACCAACCCAATAAAGATAAGCAAAACCGAAACTATAAATAAAATATTATTGATAGCCTCATGATTAAAAATTAAATAAGTAAGCATATTTACTCCAATAAAAAAACGCCACAAAGGGCGGTCTAAATTAATCATCTAAAGCGTTTTTCATGGCATCTAGCCATGCTTTGGCGTCAGATTCGGCGCGGAAGCAGTTGCCGCGTGAAGAATTGCCTGTATCAAATGGGTTATCACTGCGAAAACTTGGAGCGTATTTAACACGGATAAAGTCTCCCTCAATCTTTGTTAAGTAGTAAAAAGGGTCGCCTTGTTTAGGCTTAAACGGCTTAGGCAGCGTAACAGTGATTGTGTCGGATTTTGGCACGGGGTCTTTGTAAAATTTCCACTCTGTTTCATTGCTCGCAAAATACAGATTATCCTCCCCGCATTGCATCACATAATCACCATCCTTTGTTTTTGCGATAACAAATGCTTTTTTGCCGATTGCATCAAGCGGTAGATTTTCCTGATACGCCTTTTCCAGCACCTGTTCGGATGTTAGTTCTGGCTCTTCGTACATGCCGACAATATCCAATTCGCTTTCGCTTTTTAGCCAGTATTTGCCATCTTTGCTCCAATTACATAAATTGCGCCCAAACTCCCCAACAATATAGCTATTGCCATCTTCCGTACCGACTTTGCTAAGACCGACTACATACGCTTTTTGTCCGTTGCGTAACTTCACCGACGCGCCATTCAACGCCTCTTGTAAATCAAAAGGTTTCATAAATTCTCCTTAAAAAAAAGACCGCACTTTGGCGGTCGTTGGTTATTTGGTTGGCGGCGGAGGGAGTGGTTTCCAGTGAGAGACGTAATAGCATTGATGTGGACTATGTCCGTCATCACAATAAAACTTACCCTCCATCAAGTACCCAATAAACTGATAAGGGTCGCAGCTATCTGGCGTCTCCATACCATAAAGCAAAACGGAACAACTCTCACCGTCCTCGTTGACCGGAGGCAATCTATCACTACACTTAATCCAACCATTATTGTCTTGGCTCATTTTGTATCATCTCCGATATAGTTAGCACCTTTAACAAACAGCATCCAATGTGTATTATTCAGACGCCCAGATTTGTGTCCAATTATTGGATTTACGCCGATAACTTTTAAAATCTCACTTACTGGTATTTGCGTCTCGTTCCACTTAAAAATGAGGGTGCCGAAATCATCAAGCACCCTCATGCACTCATCAAAGCCCTTTTTAAGCTGCGTTCGCCAATCCTCGTCAAGCCGCCCGTATTTTTTGACCAACCAAGATTTGTCACCACCTTTTATTAAGTGAGGTGGATCAAAAATAACGCACTTAAATGATTTGTCCGGGTACGGCATATCTGTAAAATCATGGATTACATCAGGCTCCACTTTTAGCAGTCTGCCGTCGCATAGCGTACCTTCAAAAGTGCGATTGTCGGCAAATAAAACGTGTGGATTTTGCTTGTCAAAATGAAACATCCGCGACCCACAACAAGCATCAAGAATTAATTTTTGCTCCATTTCTTACTGCCCTTATACGGTTTTAAATCAACCACCGGCAACACATCAACCAGTGGTCGAGGTGAGTTGTAATCTTGCTTTGCGTCGCGGTTTTTTATCGCCCACGCTTTGAAATCTTGTATTTCTTCTTTCGCTAATTGGGCATTATTTGGAGAGTCGCAAAGTCTAATAATATGCTCTCGAGTATCTCCATCAAGTAAAATCCAATATTCTTTCGCTCTATCGATTGCAAATTTGGATGTGCCACGGGTAGTTTTGAAATGTAAATCAACAAAGCAATAAAACATTTCTTTAAATAATGAATAAGGAATACTGATGTTTATTTCTTTCATTCTTCGCACCTAAAAAATACCCACTCCGAAGAGTGGGCGTATTTATTAAATTTCTACCGTACCAATATTTACTTTGATTTCGGTATCTTTTAGCGCATCAGTTAATTTTTCGGCAAATTCTTTCGCAATGGCTTCTTGCATTTGCTCTGCTTTAATTAAACGCGCCACCAATACAGGAGCATTGCCGCCGGTAAGGATTGACAGGCGAAGCGTAAATGCTTGACTATCTAAGCCTTTGTATGTGTGCGTGTTAAACACAAAATACTTCGGTAATTGCAATTTGCTTTTGGCTTCCACGCTTTCCATGGCTGATTTAGATGCTGCAAAATCGCTTACTTCATGCTCTTCATTTCGCGCATAATCAAGCGTGATTTTGCGCACCGCCTGAACCGCACTTGTTAGAGGCATTTTATCTTCATCGTCGGTATAAGCCGTGATGTAATCGCTCCAATCTTCCAGCCATTCGGAAAATTCACGCTGATCGCATTTTGAACCTTGGATATCGCACAATGCTTTAAATGCAGCAGTCTTTTCCATTCGCAATACTGCACGATGTTGAGCATGTAATGGCGCTTCACGACTACCGACATCAAACACGATTTGGGCACCAAGATTTTTTTCATCGATAAAACATTGTGCGTCTTTTTGTTCGTGCGCTTTGGCGTAAGCAATCAAACTATCAAAGTTATAAGTGTTGAACGTAGCACGGAAGTTATTACGGTGTTTATTGTGCTTTTCGAGCGAATGCACTGCCATGTTTTCCGGCAGAATTGCGATAGGATAATCACTATTTCCGACACGGACGCTTGATAACACTAAGTCTTGGATTTGCTTTAAATTTTGTTCCATTATTGGATCTCCATTTGTTTGTTGTTGATAAAAATTACCGATAATTAATGCGATTAATTAGGGCGTTTTAATGTTGCTTTTTGTTCAAACGCCTGATCGTCACTACCTTGAAACATTGGCATTTGATCTTTATCAGGGGTTACACTTAATGCACCGCCTTTATGAACGAACATCGGTGTTGCGGTGGTGTCTTCTTCGGCTGACTTACCGCGTTTTGTCGGCTTGACATAACTTAGCTTGTGCTGAATTTGAACTGACGGATTGTCGCTATCTGCTTTCTTTAAGGTAAATTCAATTTTCACCGAACCTTGTTTATCATGCGCCAATACACCTAACGCAACTTCGGAAAGTGCGGTAGCAAGTTTGTTTTCAAAGATTCCTGCGTCTAATTCGCCAAAGAATTCATGAACATCTGTTTTAGCCATTTTGTTTTCTCCTGTTTGGATTGATTTTAAGTAATAAAAAAGCCACTATTTGTTAGTGGCTTATATGGAATTCAGAACGGAATATCATCATCGAAATTGTCCATCGGTGCTTCGGCTGCCGGTTTGCTTGCCGGGGTGGCACGAGGTGCAGTTGGCGCACTTGGTGCTTGGCTTGGATAAGTCGGTTGAGCAGCTGGGGCATAGCCACCGGATTGACGATCAGAGCGGCTGTCTAGCATTTGTAAAACGTCGCCTTGAATTTCGGTGGTGTAGCGATCTTGACCGTTTTGATCTTGCCATTT